TTCAGGTAGGCCAGCGCGGCGCCTTCGGCGGCCGACAGGATCAGGGCGATCACATCGTCCTCATCGTTGCCGACGATGCGCTGGTAGCCCTTGGCCAACTCACGTGTCAGGAACATGCCTTACTTCGCCTTTTTCTTCGATGGCGTCGTATCGGCACTGCCCGCGTCCTGTTCGGCCTCGCCGTCGATCACGTCCAGGCTCAACGCCGCATCGAGCAGTTCGGGCGGGCATTCGTCGCCCACATCAAACTTTTCAGGGTAAATTTCACCGTCGCGCACGCCCTGGAATGGTTTGCTGAATTTCATGTCAATTTCCTTCGGTAGCGGCGCCGGACCGGGGAGGACCAGCGCGTGTTGGTTATGCCGAGATCTTGAGGGCCTTGATGGTATCGGGGTTCAGCAGGCCGCCGCCGACGCGCTTCGTGGTGTAGAACTGGACGTAAGGCTTTTTCGAGTACGGATCACGCAGCACACGGACGCCCATACGGTCGACGATCATGTAGCCGCGGCGGAAGTCGCCAAACAAAATCGGCGTACTGTTCGCCGCTACCGCCGGCATGCCGGGCATCGTAGTGATGGAGTAACCCGACAGGGTTGCAGGCTGGCCTGCCTGCATGGACGGCTGCCACAGGTAATTGCCTTGGCCATCTTTCATTTTGCGAATCGAGCCTTGCGTCGTGCGGCTCATGATGAAGCGCGCCTCACCCGTGTACTCTTCGGGCAAGGCGTGGATCAGATCGATGATGCCATCCGAGGTCAAGGCGGCCGCCGAGCCGCTTGCGACGGTTTTAATGTCGCCCCACGGGTGCGCCGCCGCATTGGCGCCGCCGGTAATGTAGGTCAGGATGCCGGTTGGCTTGTCGGCACCATTGCCAGACAGGAATGCAGCGCCTTCCTGAAGTGCAAATTCACCATCGACTTCGCCGGCCAGCCAGGCCTCCAGATTAACTTCGGCATCGTCGAGCATTTGCTGTGTTGCCGCCGGGTTGGCGTAAATCTCACCAGGCTTGTAGGTCAAGCTGCCGAACGTTGGCGTATTGGTTTCTGGGCGCGCAGCGGCCTCCCCCACCCAGCCCGAAGTCGCACCGCGGTTGTTGAACAGCTTGGTGAAGCTGTCTTTCGACGTCGGCTGCACGAAGCAGATACCGCGCATTGGCGATACCACCTGCAAACGATCGGTGATCGTACGATCCCATTCGGTTGGCGCCAGAAAACCGCCTTCTGGAGCAGCGCCTTTGTTCATGCTCGCTTCGACGGTGCCACGTTGCATGTGGGACTGGAAAGAATTGGTATATTCCTTGTCCTTCAGGGCCGCGCCGCCGCCATTCATTGCGGACGCCGCGATCTGTTCGTTGGCCTTGTCGACAGCCGCCTGCAGCTTGGCGATATCGGCGTTGATGTTGTCCACCTTCAGCGCTTGCAGCGCGTCAGCATTGCCCTTTTTGATTTCGTCCAGCTGCTTGGTGTGCTCGGCCTTGAAATCATGGAACGCCTTGTTGACGCCTTCGATCAGCGCATTCACGTCGCCGTCGGCGCGCACGGCCACGATGCCGCGCGGAACGGGTTGGCTGGCCTGGGCAGCGTGCGCCGCCAGTGCGCTGGCGATCATCGCCGTGGCGATGCTGGTCATCATTACTTTTTTCATTATTTGCCTTTCAGATTGTTGATCAGGGTTTGCAGTGACGCTGCTACTTCTTTGGTGCCAGCGCTCGGCGTGGCGATTTTTCCAGCAGCGCCCGGCGTGCCAGAAAACAGGGACTTGATGGCTTCGCGGCGCACCGAACGGGAATGCCCCGCCCGGGCCATGGCCGCTTCCACCATCGCAAGATATTTCGTGTCGGCGCTGGCCTCTGGGTCGTGGCCCATCTGCTCGCGTGCCAGGATTCCGCTGGCGAAGCCCTGCTCGACGGCTTGAGTCGCGCCCAGCCAGCTTTCCTTGTCCATCATGGCGGCCGCCTCGGCCGCGCTCAGCCCGGACCGGGCGGCGTAGACCGAGGCCATGGCCGCATCGAACGGCGCCAGCTGCTCGGATGCCTTGATCATGTCGTGGCGGTTGCCGATCGCCATGGCCCAGGCGTTGTGGATCATCAGGAAAGCGCCGTCACCCATCAGGATCTCGTCGCCGGCCATGGCGATCACGGATGCGGCCGAAGCCGCGATGCCCATCACCTTGACGGTCACCTTGGCCTTGTGCTCGCGCAGCAGGTTGTAGATCGCCACGCCTTGGAAGAAGTCGCCGCCGGGCGAATTGACGTTCACCGTCACGTCGCGCACGCCGATATTGCGCAGGGCGGCGGAAATACGCTTGGTTGTCACACCTTCGCCGTCATACGAGTCGCCAATGCGGTCGTAGATGGAAATGGTGGCGGCGCCGTCGTCGGCCGCGGCGCGGATACCCGGCTCCCAACGTTCAAGCGCATCAGGGCGCATATCGAACTGGATGTTGCCCAGGCCCTGGGCGGCGTTGATCTCAGGCAGTTTTAACAGGGTCATTGGATGTCTTCGCTTGGTTGGCGGGCGCACGCAGCTCGTCGGCGCCCTTGTCATTGGAGCGGGCCAGGTCTTGCAGATCACGCACTTCGTTTTGTGTCATCCATGGCGCGTGGCCGCCGGAGCCCAGCGCCTTGGTGAAGAATTCGGCCTGGTCCTTCAGGGTGCCGCGCAGCAGCGCGCGCTCGTTGAATTTGGCGCGCAACTTCTTGTTGTCGTCCTTCGACAGCAGGGTGCGCTCGATGCCCTGCTCCCAGATCGTGAACCAGTGCTGCAGCGAGAACTGGACGAACAGGATGGCCAACTGCTCGATGCCGCTGCCCCAGGAGGTGTCGTCCATCATCAGCAGCGGGCGCGGCACCCCCATGGCGCGGGCTATTTCCTCGATCTGGTGATTGCGGTTTTCAAGGTGCTGAGAATCGGCGGCCGTGTTGGCAAACTGTTCGGCCTTCAAGCCCTCTTCGAGGATCATCCATTTGCCGGCATTCTCAGCGCCGGTCTTGTCGTTGATCGAGTCTTGCAGGCGACCAAAGGCTTTATCACTGAGCGCGTTGGCCGCCGACAGCGCGCCGCCGGCCATCACCCCATTCTTGAACAGCCTCGCGGCGGCCTTCTCGGCCTGCTGCGCGATGCCGATGGCTTCATGCGCCAGGCGCACCCGGGACAGACCCACCACGCCATCTTCGGACAGGTCGCGCAGGTGAAATACTTCTTCCGCCTTCAGAGGGACCGGATGGCCATCCTTGCGGGTGTACGTATAGACCATGTTCCAGCTGTCATCCAACTCAGCCTTGACACGGCCCGGGCACATCGGGATCAGGCGCAACACCTGGCCGCGCGACCAGATGACGCGCGCATAGGCGTTACCATGCATCATCACACGCAGCTGCATCAGCGCCTTGAATTCGTAGGCCGTCTGCCAGTTGTTCGGCTTGGCCTTCAAAATGTCATACAGCGGGTGCTCGGTGGCATAGCGCTTTTCGTCACCGCGCTCGACCAGGTTGAGCGGCAGCATGCCGATCGATTCCGAGATCAGCGTGACGCAGCGCAACAGGGCCATGTTCTGCAGCGCCTTCGACGCATTGACGTAGGCGCCCGACGCGGTGCCGCTACCGGTGCGCATGAAGGCCAGCAAGTCAGGATCGTCCAGGCCGGCAAACAGGTGGCCGGTCGATGCCTGGACGCCGGGCGCCGCCAGCGCTGCCGCGACCGGCACAGGCGCCACTTCAATATCGGCCGGACGTGACTGTGCCTCCGGCGCTGTAGCTGGCCGGAAGAAATCTAAAAAGCTCATGGGTTATACAGTCCTTATGCCGCGCGATTCGTACACCGAGCCACCTTGCGCCGGCGGATTCAGTTCCATCAGGGAGACGGCGTCAAATGTCGCCATCAGCGGGTCGATCTTGGCGGACCCGGACGCCTGCTTGGTAATCAAAGTGGCGTTGCCTCTCGGCTCTACCTTGGCATTGCCCACGCACCAGGCCATCATCGGCTGGCCGCCGTGCTCAATTACGCCCTCGGCGAGCTTGCGCTCGGTGGTCTTGATGGCGCCGCCGAGGCGCCAGCCCTGCGAGATAGCGACGATTTTTTCCTGCGGCACGCCGGCCTCGACCATCGCATCGAGAATGGCGCCGATGCCGGCCGAGTCGCAGCCGACCTTGTCGAGCAGGCCGGATTGCTCCACTTGCAGCACGGCCGCCGCCACCTGATCGACGTCTTCGCCGATACGCTCGACCAGCACCAGGTCGCCCTGCTTGGCGAAGTCTTCGAAGCGGGCGGCCTCGATTTTTCGCCGCTCCATCACCGAAGGATGCGCCCAGGCCCTGGTCCACAGCAGCCAGCGGCGCGTTTCGCGCTCGCGGCCGATCACCGCCAGGCCCAGCAGGTCGTCCAGACCGCCGCCATCGATGCCAACGGTGGCCACTTCGCTGCGCGCCAGCAGATCGTCCAGGGTCAGCGCAGGGCGCAGGCCCTGCTGCTCCCAAAAATCGGCGCCCGGCCAGCGGTTCGACATCAGCGCCAGGCCGATCTGCACATTCAAGTGCTTGGCCAGGAAGCCGCGGAACTCGACTTCCCCCTTTTCCTGCGCCTGCCGGAAGCCCCGCTCGATGAATTCCTCATCGACCGATGTGCCCATGTTCGGGTTCGTTACATAGGCGTTACGCACGTCGCGATGTGAGCCGGACTTGAGCATGCTCTCCGGGAATTCGTACAAAATCGGGTAGCACGCCGGATCATGGATTGTTCCGTCGCGCACGCCACGGGCATACAACAGCCTCGACAGGAATGCACCGGCCGGCGGGTCGTCCGACTGCGTCGTAGCGAAAATCACGAAACCCTCGGGGCGCGAGGCCAAGCCGCCAGTCGCTTCCAGCAGCATGGCGTCGGCGCGCGGGTTTTTGCCGAACAGCCACAGCTCGTCGATAAACACCCCGATGGCTTTCTTGCCCGACACCGTCTCGCCATCGGCCGCCACCACTTTGAGCGTGGCGTTGGTCGTCAGGTGGGTGATGGTGCGGATATGGTCCTGGACCTTCAGCATCGCGGCCAACTCATCGTCAGCCTTGATCATCGCCGCCATCGGCTTGTAGCTGTTGTCCGCAATCTCCTTCGTTGGCGCCAGGACGATGTATTCACCCTCCAGGCGCCAGTTCATCAGCAACGCCGTCAGCATGATCCCGGCCGCAATGGTCGACTTGCCATTTTTCTTGCTGATCAGGAGCATGAATTCCTTGATCAGCCGGCGGCCGGTTTCAGCGTTGTAAGCGCCGAAGATGGCTTCTACAAACTCCCGCACCCAAGGCCTGACCACTTCGCCCATCTTCGGGCTGTCGGGCGCATCCACCATGCGCAGCTCGGAGAAAATTGCCCACGCAGCCGCAGCCTGGTCAGGATAGAGCGGTGGGCATGGCGTGAGCGGCTGGCCGGCAACAATGCGAGCCTCCCAGTCGGGGCATGCTGTGCTCCACTCCGGATACGGCGTCATTTACCACCACTGGCTACTAGGCGCGGCGGCGCTGGCGGCACACCGAAGCGGCCACCAGCAGCCTTCTGTGCTTCCGCCAACTTCTCTTCTTTCTTCCCCGCATCGCCCTTCTTTTTGTGCGTGTACTGCACAGCCGCGATCGCAGCCCTCACTTGGGTGGTGGTCGCATCGATACGCCCCAGGGCAATGTCCTGCAGCAAGCTCAACATATCCGTGTCAGGTTGTTCGACAGGCGCCGCCTTCGACCGCTTGAGCGCACCACCATGCGGCTGTGGCTCCAGCTTGACCTCGACCGCCGCCCTGCCCGCCTCCAGGCATTTTTTAACATCCGCGTCTTTAACAAGCCGCGACCCTGCCGCCGACGCGGTGGCGGCGCTGTACCCCGCCGCGATAGCCGCATCTCTATTGGAGAGGCCGGCTAAAACGGCATCGGCGAATCGCCGCTTTTTGCCTGTTAAAGCCATTA